GTGGGGCGTAATCTGCGTTCTGCTGGCCGTGATTGGCCAGATAGTATTCAAGCACTGACTCGAGCAGGAAACCGAGATGAAACCACACGCCGGTTTCTGCACAACGATCAACGGGGAGTGCGTGAAACTTCTTTACGTCCGCTCTGAATCAGGCGAGCGGCAGGTGTGGGCGGCACAAAGGATCTTTGCTGTTAAGGATCAGTACATCGATGTGAAACTGAGGGCCGGAGAATTGTTGCGGCCCCTCCATGGTGCAAGAGTATGAGCGAACAGGAAGAACGGCGCAATTATCTCTACCGGCTTGCCATGGCGCTGATCAACGGCGACATGGGCATCTGGAACTCGGCCACCGAAGAAGAGCGGATAGAAGCGAAAGAGTATCTCAACCGCGCCGGCATCCTCGTTCCCGAAAATGCAGACCGCCTGGCCGCTGTCAATCCAACAAATCCAAGATCTCCCATCGTCGTCAAAGCTAAAGCTCGACGCACCCGACTCTCACTTGCGTCGAAGGAACTGGCAATCGATTGAAAAGCGTACGGCCCCAAAAACACGAGGACGTCGTCGAGCGGCCTGAGATCGACTTCACCCAACGTTTTATTTTGGATCTAAAGTCCCGGGTTTTGATGGAAGACGGCGAATGGAAGGTCGAGAAAGATCAACGCCCGAAACTTTCAAACCCTCCTTCAGGAGAAGGGCGCACGATTTGGGACCTTCGCGTTATCGGCTACAACTGGTCCCGAAAGACGATCAATGGACCATACGATTTCCACTAGTCTCGTAATCTCTTCAGCTCAACATGATGGTTGGGATCGCCTGAAGTCTCTCGCACTCGACGCCCTGACGTCCCGGCATTCACGGCGTGCGTACAGCAAAGCCCTGGATGAATTCCAGCGATGGTGCGCAGGTAGTGAGAATTCAGGGTTCAACAAGGCGACTGTACAAAGCTACCGCGCTCACTTAGAAGAACGCGGTCTGGCGGCATCTTCAATAAACGTGCAGATGAGCGCGATCCGCAGGCTCGCCGGCGAAGCGGCTGATAACGGATTCATTGAAACAGACGTTGCCGCTGCGATCGGCCGCGTGAAAGGCGTGAAACGCCTCGGGACACGAACAGGAAACTGGCTGACCGTCGAGCAGGCGGAACAAATGCTGGCGCTGACCGCAGGAGATTCGCTCCGTGCAAAACGCGATCGCGTTCTTTTGTGCCTGTTGATCGGATGTGGATTGCGCCGAGAGGAACTCTCAGAACTCACCATCGACCACGTGAACCAGCGCGACGGGCGCTGGATGTTAGTCGACCTGGTGGGCAAGGGCAACCGTCTACGTACCGTTCCCATGCCGGCTTGGTGCAAAGATTCTATCGATCGCTGGATCGGAGCATCCGGAATAACTGACGGCCGCCTTCTGCGCCAGGTCAACAAAGGCGATCGCGTCACGGGAAAAGGAATGAGTCCGCAGTCGGTGTTCGATGTCGTGGTTCGATACGGCGCCAAAATCGGCTTCAGCATCGCCCCGCACGACTTGCGCCGCTCATTCGCGAAGCTCGCTCATAAAGGGAAGGCGAGCGTCGAGCAGATTCAGATGTCGCTCGGTCATTCTTCCATTCAGACAACTGAGAAGTATCTCGGGTTCGAGCAGGACCTGGCCGACGCGCCTTGCGATCATCTAGGCCTTCGGGTGTAAGTTCAGTGCTTACGATAAGAGCAATTATCAAAAGCTATTCGGGTTGTAACCTGACCTCGGCAAGAATTTGCTTTTCCCCAGAAAAGTATTTGCTTTCAAGAATTTAAAACCATCCATTGTGTTTTCTACACAAATTGGGGTCCTTCTTTTCGATTTTCGAAACGCGGGTTAATTTGTCGCTCAAACGCACTAGTTTCAGCGGTTTAGAAAAGGTTGTAAGGGTGGGTTGTAGGTTGTACCCCCTCCACGCATGGCAAAACTGATCGAACAGGCTTACGAGATCGTCCCGATCGACGCGATCCGCCCGCACCCGCGGAACGTCAACGAAGGCAACGTGGCGGCGATCGCCGAGTCCATGCGGGTGAACGGATTCTACGGCGCCCTCCGCGTCCAGAGGTCCACCGGCTACATCGTGGCCGGCAATCACTCCTGGAAGGCAGCGAAGGAGATCGGGTTAACGGCAGTCCCGGTCATCTTCCTGGACATCGACGACGACCACGCTCTCCGGCTGATGCTGGTCGACAACCAGACGGCGCGCCAGGCCCACAATCGGGAACAGGAGCTGGCGGAGCTGCTGACGGAGATCTCCCACACCTCGGCAGGCCTGGCCGGCACCGGTTTCGCCTCAGACGACCTGGACAAACTGCTGGCGGGTCTGGCCAACGGGATCCTCTCGAGAGATGAACAGCCCGAGGCGGCGGAAGAACCCGAAGCGCAGAACGCCGAAGAGGTGCCGGAAGTCGGGGACCAAGATCAGAGCGGCGGCGACGAGATCCAGCCTCAATTCGCCATTGTGGTGAAGTGCTCGAGTGAGTTGCAGCAATCCGAACTCATCGACAAGTTGACGGTGGACGGGTTCGAATGCCGCGCGTGGTAATCAGCCACCCTCGATGAAGGGCTCTCTCAACGCCTACGCGAAGCACCGGAAGTTCCTGGGTCTCGCGGGCGGAAGTCTCATGGCCGTCCAGAAGGCCATGGCAGCGGCAAGAATCCCGGTAACACGGGATGCGAAGGGCGGCTACGTCGTAGACTTCGCCGCGGCGGATGCCCAGTGGGCGGCGAACACGCACCCAACCCAGGGCAGAGAGACAAAAGAAGAGACTCAGCCTCCCCGCCAGCAGCAACCGAGCAAGACGGCGCCGGCGGACAGCACCGGAATCAAAGCCGACCCGGGTAAAGGGGATTCGGCGGCCGTCAACGCCTCTTCGCTCAAGTTCAACATCGGGCGCGCGGCGAAGATGGCATACGAGGCCGCTACCGCCGAGCTGAACTACAAGGTTCGTGTCGGCGAGCTGGTGGAGCGGGCGAAAGAGGAATCGCGGGCGAAGGCACTCGCGATCGAGATCAAGGACAAGCTTCTCGGGATCCCGGATCGCCTGTCAGCATTACTCGCCGCGGAGTCCGACGCGCTGCGCGTGCATATTATGCTCACCGATGAAATCGTGATTGTGCTCGAACGCTTGTCGACCAGCCGTGAAGACCGATAGCGCCTACGAGACCGGGTTCCTTTCTGGCCTGCGTCCCGATCCAATTCTCACGGTTTCCGAGTGGGCGGACCGGCACCGCCGGTTATCGAAACGGGCATCGGCCGAAGCCGGCGAATGGCGCACATCCCGGACTCCTTACCTGAAGGAGCCGATGGATTGCCTGAGCGCGAGGAGCCCATGGGAACGGGTGGCGCTGATGTTCGGCGCGCAGCTCGGCAAGACCGAGACAGGCAACAACTGGATCGGCTACACCATCCACCACAGCCCGGGGCCAATGATGGCCATCATGCCGACGGTGGAGATGGCGAAGCGGAACTCGAAGCAGCGGATTGAGCCGCTGATCGACGAGACGCCGGCGCTGCGGTTGCTGGTAGCGGAAGCCAAGTCTCGCGAGTCAGGTAATACGATCCTGCAGAAGGATTTTCCCGGCGGAACCCTGGTGATGACCGGGGCGAACAGCGCAGTAGGACTCCGGTCGATGGCGGCCGGCAAGCTGTTCATGGATGAGATCGACGCCTACCCCGGCGACGTAGACGGGGAAGGTGACCCGATCCAACTGGCGACGGCGCGCGCTCGGACATTTTCGCGGCGCAAGATCCTGCTGACCAGCACTCCGACGATCGAGGGACGGAGCAAGATCGAGAGCGTCCTTGAGGAGAGCGACCAGCGGCGGTATCACGTACCGTGTCCGCACTGCGGTTTCTTCCAGACGTTCATCTTTGAATTTCTGCGCTGGGACAAGGGCAACCCGACGAGCGTCCACTACGTTTGCCAGAATCCCGACTGCGGCAAGTGGATTTACAACCACGACAAGACGGCAATGCTGGCCGCCGGCAAGTGGATCGCGAATCCGGGCCCGAAGTACGACGGCAAAACGGCCGGCTTCTATCTGTCGAGCCTCTATTCGCCGGTCGGATGGTTCAGTTGGGAAGACATCGCTTCGGCATGGGAACAGGCCGGGCATGATGACTCGAAGCGCAAAGCGTTCATCAACACGATTCTGGGCGAGACCTGGCGGGAACGCGGCGAAGCTCCGGAGTGGAAGAAGCTAATAGCCCGGACGGAAGAGTCGGAAGACTACAAATTGGGACTCATTCCGAAGGCCGGTTTGTTCTTGACCGCAGCCGTCGACGTGCAGGCAGACCGCCTCGAATGTGAGATTCGAGCCTGGGGCAAGGACCGGGAGTCCTGGTCGATCGCCTACGAGGTGATCCAGCCTTATAAAGAGGTAGGCGACGGCAAGAAAATCGTTTGTCGCACAAATGAGCCGGAGCCCTGGCAGGACCTGGCGGCGCTACTCGCGGCGGAATGGCCCTGCGCCGGCGGCGGCTACATGGCGATCTGGCTGATGGGCATCGACACCGGTTACAGCTCGGGAGAAGTGTACGACTTCTGTATCCGGCACCCCCAGATGGCGCACGGGCAGGCATCCTCCCGGGTGGTATCCCAACGGACAGTGGTTCCGATCCGCGGCGGCCACTCCAGCGTGAAGCTGATCGAGGGCATCTCGAGCGTCGATGCGGCAAAGAAGCGGTACGGTCTCCGGATCGTGACGATCGGGGCATCCGCGGCGAAGCAGAGTGTTTTCGATTCTCTCTGGAAGGAACCGGAAGAAGACGGACTCACCGCGGGAGTGATCCACTTTCCGCACGATTACAAAGAGGAGTACTTCAAGGGCCTCTGCTCCGAAGAGCGGTTCGTCAAGAAAAACGGCGAAGTCGAGTTCCGGAAAAAGCCTAACGTCCGCAATGAACCTCTGGACCTGGCCGGCTACAACCGGGCGCTCGCAGAACTCTGCGGCATCAACCGATTCACTCCTGCTGATTGGGAAGAACTGAAACGACGGCGGGAAGCACTCGCACAACCTGTCGAGTTACCGCCGGTAGTGAAGCCGCAACAGCCGAAGCCGAACACCTGGATCCCGAAACGAGATAGCTGGTTCAACAAGTAGAGGGGGAAGTGGAGAGGCTGGTGCAGGATTCGAACCTGCGAGCCCCCGCTCTTTTTTGTGGCCCGGTCCGCCGCGCGAGGGCTTTAGCCGATCACCGTTAGTCCAACTCCGGCAACCTAGCCCCTGACCCCATTCAATCGTGGCTGGCCATGTCACAGCCCTTTGGACTCGACCGAATTTGTCAGTTCCCCACTCCCGTCAACTATTAACGCACGGCAAATGACACATCTGATGAAGCTTCCCTTGGTTCCCGAGGGAGAAGAAATTCCCTTGGGGTTCAGCAGGAGTGAATGGAAACACAACGGTGAGCCAGTTTCTATTGTGAGAATCCACAGCCCCGCACTCATGAATAGGGCCGTCATCACAGCGCCACTGAGCCTCGGTCTGACTCCTGAGGATTTCACATACCAAGCCTTCATCAACATCTCGCTATTTAATCGCCGTACAACACGCACAAATGACCCTCGCTGAAGCCCAAACTCGCTACGACGCGATTTTAAAGACGCTCGGGATCACGGAGACGGAGTTCCAGTCCCGGCGGATGCAGTACTCGAGCGGCGACGCGCGCCTCAAGGAATTGATGTACCTCGAGGAAAAGATCACGCAGCTCGCGAATCAGCAGAGCGGCGCTTCAACAATGCAAAGCCGTTGCACCCTTGCGACCTTCCGTCGCGGCTAGAAGAAGAAAAACCCCCAAAGTGACGAAGGCAGAATCCAAGACAAGCTGGCTCGAGTCGGCGATCGGCGTAGTGTCGCCGTCGTGGGCACTCTCGCGCGCAAAAGCACGTCTCGTCCTGCGGCAGGCCGCCAAGCTCGAGGAGAAGTTCCGCTACGAAGGAGCGCGCAGCGGCCGGCGGACGGACGGCTGGATCGCCGGCGCATCGGACGCCAACGTCGAACTGATGGGGGCGCTCGTCTGGTTGCGCGATCGCAGCCGGGACCTGGTCCGAAACAACCCGTACGCTACCAAAGCCATCGAGGAGCTGGTCGGCAACACCGTCGGCACCGGAATCACCCCGCAGGCCTCAACTGGGAACGAAGCTCTCGACCGCCTCA